AATAATTCAAGGGATGAACCTGCAGGTATGGGTGCATTTGTAACTAACTCCACAGTTTGATTTGCCTCATCGTTACCACCTGACCTATTACTTGTGTCTGATTCTATTGTAACTGTTGCAGTAACTTGACTTGTTGTTGTATTACCAAGCATAATTCCTAAAACAACTGTGGTTGTAGAACTTGCTACTGTGTAAATAACATCAGCACTTGTTACACCTGCTTTAGTTACTAATTTAAATGTATTTGCCATAATTGTATCCTATTTTTTAACCCAATGCAATAGCTAATGCAGTTGGGTCTTCACTTGAAAATCCTGCACTAGTCAAGTATGTTTTCAAAGTAGTCAATGCCACTTGTTTCATAGTACCACCATCATTGGTTACTAATCTGTCTGCATCTGCTAATGTAATTGAAGAAGCAGATGTATCACCATCCATGACATTTAGTTCTGTCGCAGTTGACGTAACACCATCTAAGATGTTTAATTCGGCTGCAGTAGATGTTACTCCGTCTAAAATGTTTAACTCTGCAGTAGTAGATGTAACACCATCAAGTATATTTAGTTCTGCTGTAGTGGAAGTTACTCCATCAAGAATATTGAGTTCTGCCGTAGTAGAAGTTACTCCATCTAGTATATTTAATTCTGCTGCAGTTGATGTTACTCCATCTAGTATATTTAATTCTGCAGTTGTTGAAGTCACACCATCTAAAATGTTTATCTCTGTTGCAGTTGCAGTCACTGCTACATTTTCGTTTATCTTTGGACTTGTTAGTGTCTTGTTAGTTAGTGTTTGTGTTGCTGCAATACCTGCGATTGTATCAGTGGTGGCAGGTAAAGTTAATGTTATGTTTCCACCAAAATCTCCATGTGCAGGAGCTTGTAATCTTGCATAATGTGCATTTGAAAATTCACAATAAAAATCTATGTAAGATTGAGTTCCTGAGTTCTTAATAGATATAGAGCCTGACTGCATATCAATACCATTAGAACCATCTATTCTTACAACACCTGTTCCGTTTGGTGTAAGTGCTATATTACCATTAGATGTAGATACTAGACCATTACCATTTACATCTAAGTCACCACCTAGTTGAGGAGAAGTATCTGCTACAACATCTGTTATACCACCAAGACCTGATGATAAGGTTGCAAGTGTAATCTTTTTTAATCCACTAGCACTTGCATCATGTAGAAGTAATGTATCATTAGATGTATCTAAAGATGTCTCTGCAGATTGTCCACTAATAACATTTGCATTTAACATTGCAGTTTCTACTGCACTATTAGCAATAGTTACTGCACCATTAGATGCTATAGTAACATCACCTGATACTGCTACAGGATTAAAGTTAGTTCCATCTGCAACCATGATGTGACCACTTGTATTTGTTCCAAGCGTTATATCATCTCCTGAAACTGTTAAGTCACCTGCCACTGTTACATTTTGACTTGCATCTATTGTTAATGCAGTAGTGCCTCCTGTTGTCATTGTTATAACATCAGAGCCTGAGAAAGCTATGCTAGTATTTGTATCTGCATCACCTGCTATGCTATCTAATTGTACACTTCCTACGTTTGTTATATTGTTGTCATTAAAAGATGTAGCACCTAAAGATATTGTTCCTGTTGCAGTTAAGTTACTAGAACCTATATCTATGTTTCCAAAACCACTTGAGATAGCACCACTATCTAATGTGCTAACAGTTACAAGGTTTGGCATTGCAGTTATTTCATCATCAAAGTATGCAGCTAAAGAAGTTACTGCAACTTGCTTCATTGTGCCTCCGTCATTGAGCACAACTCTGTCTGCATCTTCTACTGTAACTGATGAAGCACTTGTGTCTCCGTCTACAATATTTAACTCTGCAGTTGTTGCAGTTACACCATCTATAATATTAAGTTCAGAAGTTGTTGCTGTTACCCCGTCAAGAATATTTAACTCTGCAGTTGTCGCTGTTACTCCATCAAGAATATTTAACTCTGAAGCAGTAGAAGTAACCCCATCAAGTATATTTAATTCTGCAGTAGTAGAGGTAACGCCATCTAATATATTAAGTTCTGAAGCAGTGGAAGTAACTCCATCAAGTATGTTTAATTCTGCTGCAGTAGATGTTATTGCAGTGCCTGCTAAAGTAATTGACCCAGATACATCTAAATTTCCATTTAAGTCAACTGTAGTAGCTGCTAATTGTATTTCTGTATCTGCTACTAAATCTAATTGTCCATCGGTAGATGAATTGATGTATATTGCTGTGTCTCTAAATTGTAACTTCTCTGTAGAAGCAACAAGTATGTCATCACTAAATTCAAAATAGTCCTCGTCTTCTTTCCATGTTAAAACACCATCTGATGTATTACCATCAAATGTTATTGCTACATCTGTATCCGACCCTGTCCCAAATGTCAGTGTATCACCTAGTAGCTTAGTAATAGGACCACCTTCGGCAGTTGTACCATCGTGAGTATGTCCTGTGCTTGCTGCAAAAGCAGCTAATAATTGATTAAACTCATCATTACTGTGAGCAGCAGTTATTATGTCTCCATCAGTAAACGTAGATTGTCTAGTGTATGTAGCTCCCATTTATCTTCTTGCTCCTACTTGATATTCTAACCCAAAACCTCTTAACGCATATGGTGCAGAAGTTCCATTATCATTAACTCTGAGTGCGACAGTAAATCCTGAACCTTCTACAGATTGTCTTAGTAAAGGCTCTGTCTGTCCACCATATGTTGCAGTTCCATATGTAGCACTTCCATATACTGCTACAATATCGGCTGCAGATAGTGAGTATGCTGCAGGTCTTGGTGTATCAGGGTCTTCATAATCATATCTTAAAAATAAGTCTGCATTAACTGAAGACTCTGGCTTGTAACTAACAAGAATACGTTGCATATGTTTACGTATTCCTGCATCTCCAAAACTTAAATCTGGACTTCTGTATTTACCATCTATAGCAGTTCCGTCAAAATCGTTACCACTTTCTTGTTGATATACAAAACCATCAAATCCCCCATGTATAACAGTTGTGCCAGATGTATCTGTAAAAGTAGATGTTGATGAAGGCTTAATTCCTTTTAACTTAGCAAATTCAAATGCATCAGCTCTTAAAGAACATATGGCTCCTTCTGTTAAACTTTCCAATATATTAGACTTAGAAAAGAATACTCTATACTGAGTTTTATTTGGTATTACAACAGAAGTAAAATTTGTAGCAGTTGCGATGTTACTATTAAAAAGAGGCTGTACATTTGCACTTATAGTTCCTAATTCAACGTCACCAATTCTTGCAGTACCTGCAATAGTTCGTAATCCATCAGGTGCTAAAAATATTAAGTCACCTGCAAATTCCTGTATAGTTTGCCCATTTACACAACCTATGTCTCTTGTTACAGGGGTAACTGCAAAAGTAGAACTTGATGTCCCTGATAATTTAAATATTCTGTTTTCGCAAAAAATAAATAAATCTTCTCGGAAAACTTTAAGACCTACTATTGTATCATCTACTTTTATACTGCCTGCACCATTAGCAGTGGCAAAATCATCTTCATCAAAAGGCTTACTAAATACAATCTCTTGTGGTGTGCTAGACATACCTGCATAGAACATATGGTCTTTAAATGCCTTAACAAACTTTGCACCTGTTACTGCAGTGCTTACTTCTCCACTTCCTGCAGAGGACACATCTGTCGCACTAAATGATGTGTTAAAAACTGTTGGGGCATTATTACCATCTGCTACTACAAACTTATCATTACCATCAAAGTTGAATATTTCAAAGTCATATGTAGAAGCACTTGTTCTTCCTGTATCTATTGCAGTCCAAGAATTGTTACCTGCAGTTGCAGTAAATATTTTTTCGCCTCTTGCAGCAACAATCTTATCATTAAATTTTATAGATAATAAAACTGCTTCTGTTGAGGCACTTGTTTGTGGTACAATATTATCAACAAGTTTACTAAATCCATTTATTCTTCTGTAACCACCTTCTATATCAGGCTCAAAGTTTTGTAGTTCTAATGCTTCACCCGGTTGCATAGCAAAGGTTGACTTGTTTAAAACTAATCCTCCCTGTAAAGGAAAGTTTACAGGTTGTGCTCTTGATAAATCTGGCATTACGTTGTTGTTTCTGTGCTAAAATATCCAGCCATTGTAGCTGGTCTTAATACAACTGTTGACCTTACATACTCATATTTATTGACAAGTAAAGTCTGCATATTTTTTATACCTTGTTCAAATCTTGCAAAGTTTAATTGATATTGTTCTATTTCCCCTCTATATTGATATACATAAGCTGTAGCACCATCTATTATAACTGGTCCAAATCTATCGGGTATAGTTGTAGTATCAGTGCTTGCAGATAAACTAGAAGGAAAAGTAAAGTAATCAAACTTCAATGTATAAGCTTTGTCAGGAAAAGGATAAAGGATATAGTTATTATCTAAAGTCCTGATTATATGAGTGGGTATACCCCCACCTGTAAATTGTGCAACTTGTGTACCACTATCGTGAGCTGCTGCTGTCGTGCTGTTAGCACCTCTAGTAGCTCCTGTAAAAGTAGTAGAAGTTGTGCCTGTATAAGTTATCTGTTCATTTTCAATAAATAATGTACCAGAGCTATCAAACCCTGACGTACTTGCTACTGTTACAGTTGTAGCTGAATCTGTTAATGCACCATCTAGTGTGGTTGTATCTATTTCATCTTCCTGTTCTACGTTATCAGATATGTATTGATTATAAGTGAGAGGGGTTAAACTATTACCTCCTACTCCTAAATCAGTGTTTTTAACTATTCTGGCAGTATTATAATCTATATGTTTAGTTGATGTAGGAACAGTATATTTAAAAGTACCCGGAACCAATGTGCTAGTGTTAGTAGCGTGATTAAATGGGTAACTAAATTCTTTTTGGTTTATATAACGTATAGCTTCGTTGATAGCATTCTGTGCCTGTACTTGTATACCTCTAGCAGTAGAAAAAGTAGTAGAGGTTAGTTGAACCTCATTTAATCTTGCTAATACGCTATTGGTTAATGTAAGGAAAGTTTCTGCCATGATATATAAAAGTAGGGTGGTAGAATTAACCACCACCCGTTTAAGTTATGCTAACTGGTCTCTATCGACTTCATCTGGCTTATCATCTAGTCCATGACCTGCTAAATCAATAACAGTTGCATAGACTCTGAGTCTACCTGTTGCCGGAGCAGCACCTGCAATAGTACAATCAATAGTATCTGTAGTAGTTACAAATTGAGTGTAAGT